ACTCTATACAGCGGTAAAGTTAATCCAATCGCTACTTTCCCAGGACAGGGTACAGTAGTATACGGACAAAAGACTTTGCAGACTAAAGCATCTGCTTTAGATAGAGTAAACGTAAGAAGATTATTAATCTCTTTGAAATCATATATCTCTCAAGTAGCTAACAACTTAGTATTCGAACAGAATAGTGTTGCTACTAGAAACACTTTCTTATCTCAAGTTAACCCATTCTTAGAATCAGTTCAACAGAGACAAGGACTTTATGCTTTCAAAGTAGTGATGGATGAATCTAATAATACTGCAGATGTAGTCGACAGAAATCAAATGGTTGGTCAAATTTATATTCAACCAACTAAGACTGCTGAATTTATCTACTTAGACTTCAACATAACTCCAACAGGAGCAACATTCCCGGTATAATTTTATCTTAACGTAATATTTATAAACAAATAGCAAAATGGCAATTTTAACAGCAGACGAAATATTCTTTACCGCGTTTGAACCCAAAGTACAGAATAGATTTATTATGTACGTTGACGGTATTCCAACTTATATTATTAAGGGAATTACCGGATTGGGCTTCGAACAAGGAGAAATTATAATGAACCACATCAACATCTACCGTAAAATCAAAGGTAAGTTGAGATGGAACGATGTAACTTTAACCTTATTCGATCCTATTACTCCTTCAGGAGCACAGGCAGTAATGGAGTGGGTACGTCTACACCATGAATCTGTAACTGGACGTGATGGTTACTCTGACTTCTACAAAAAAGATGTCGTAATCGACATAGTTGGACCAGTAGGTGATATCGTGTCAGAATGGGTATTAAAGGGAGCTTTTGTAAAAAATGCTGCTTTTGGTGACTTAAACTTCGATAACGATACAGCAGCACAAAATATTACCTTAACTTTAGGAATGGATTATTGTGTATTGAACTTCTAAATAGTATTAACCTTAAAGAAAGAGCCCTCCTATTTATTAGAGAGGGCTTTTTTATTACATGAAACTCATACAGCTACTAAACGAAGTTATTCTTCCACCCGGATTAAAAAAAGAGTTATCAAAACTCAAAGACGAAGGCTGGACAGTGTTAGGAGGTGGAGATAATGGCATTGCACTTCAAAAAGGAAGCACAGTAAAGAAGCTTACCACAGATGTTGATGAGCTAGAACACGCTGAGAAACTGTTAAACCATTCTTTCACATGCATTATCCCTATCACAAACGTAGAAATTCTACCTGATAAAAGAACTGGGATCATTGACATGGTGGATGCTGAACAACTAGCAGAAGAAGAGAGTCAGGAAATCTCAATTAACGGAACTAAAGCAGAAGACTTCCTAGTATATGATGAAGAACTAAATATAGACCTTTCAGATAAATTAAAAGAGTTTTTAACCGGATTAAAAGAAGCATTTAAACAAGTAGGTATCAACCCAGATGAAATTGATTGGTCACCTACAAACGTTATGAATTATAAAGGAAGTTACGTTCTAGTGGACGTTTAAACCTAATTCATATATATTTATATTAGAACAGTTATAAAAAATAAGTATATGTCAGAATTTAAATTCCCAACAGAGGTTATTGATCTTCCTTCAAAAGGATTACTTTACCCTAAAGATTCCCCACTCGCTTCCGGAAAGCTTGAAATGAAATACATGACAGCCAAAGAGGAAGACATCTTAACCAATCAAAATTACCTTCAAAGAGGTATTGTAATTGACAAATTACTACAATCCTTAATTGTAAGTGATATTGATTACACTCAACTAGTAACAGGAGATCAGAATGCTGTAATGATTGCAGCTCGTATCCTAGGTTACGGAAAAGATTATGAATTCACCTTCAAAGGAGAAAAGCAGGTAATTGATTTGACTACATTAGAAGATAAACCTTTTGATGAGTCTTTAATTACTCCTAACGTTAATGAATTTAAATTCACATTACCTTACTCAAAGACAGATATTACATTCAAAATCTTAACAGTAGGCGATGATGAAAAGATTAGACAAGAACTTACAGGATTAAAGAAGCTAAACAAAGATGCTTCTCCAGAATTATCAACCCGTCTAAAATACATTATAACCTCAGTTGATGGAGTAAGAGAGCCAGGAACAATTAGATCTTTTGTAGATACTTTACTACTTGCCCGGGACTCCAAAGCGTTAAGAGATTATACCAGATCCGTTCAGCCGGATATCAACCTAACAGTTACAGTTACTGCCAATGATATCGAGGAGGATATCTCACTACCCATTAACGCTAGCTTTTTTTGGCCTGACGCCTGAACATAGAAGGTTTGTATTCGATCAGGTACACCAAATAGTTTTTCACGGGCAAGGAGGGTATTCTTTTACTGAAGTCTATGAATTACCTATTCATATGAGAAAATACATATTTCATCAAATAAAGGAGCATTACGAAAAGCAAAACAAGCAAAACGAAAATCCTGAAGAATTGGCTAAGAAAATTAAAAACGGCCAAGTAGAGGTACCGGATTACGCTAAAGGTAAAAAACTATCGTATGGATAACAGGCATTGTAAAATCAATGCCTTTTCCTATTTATAATATATGGCAAAGTCTATAGATCAATTAAATAAAGACATCGCTTCTTTAAGTAAGCAGCTCGAAGCTCTAACTAACGCGCCTGCTCCGGTATTTAATATAACTGGTATTAGTGATGCAATCACTGCAGTTAACACACTGACTTTAGCTATTAAAACTGCTCAAAATCAAGCAGCATCTCTAGCCTCAGGATTTGGTAGTATCTATCAAACACTAGTGGATATCGTCGGAGAGCTTAAAGCAACTAATACCCCTACAAACTTATTTGCTAAATCTTTTGTTAATATCCAAAACTCCGCACAGAAGCTATACCTACACCAATCCGGTATAAATAGATTATCTAGTGATGAGTTAAAAAGTATAAAGAGTAAAATAGAAGGGAACCAAGAGATAGTTAAGCTCCACGCTGAAAGTATTTATTCAACTAACAAACACTTACTGCTAGATAGAAACGGTAAAGAGCTAAACACAGGAAATCTAAGCCTGAGGCTAAGATCTTTAGTTGCTCAAAAACAAATAACAGAAGCAACATCAGCAGCTATACGAGGACATAAAACAGACTTTGTAATTATCAAAGAGACTGTTGATTTATTAGGAAAAGAGGTAGAGTTAAGAGAAAAACAGGAAAAGGAGCTTAGAAAAAGTCTAGGTATAGCCGGAGCCCTGCTAGGGTTTATCGGAAAAATCCCGATCCTCGGTGAATCAGCAGCTAAAGCTTACGCTAAAATAGCTCATGAAGCGGAAATAATTCAAACAGCTACCGGTAAAACTCCAGGTAGAATGGAAAACCTAGGTAAAGCTACTAAAGAAACCGGTAAAATACTAAAAGAAAAACTTACAGACCCGTTATTTTTAATAGGCGGAGCTATCAGTATGTTAGTAAAAGGTTTCCTTGAAGCTGATAAATCTACTGCTCAACTACAGAAGAATTTAACAATCTCCCAAGGAGAAGCACGAGATATTAATAGAAGTTTCTCTGCTACTGCCCTTGCCTCAGACAGTCTAGCTGTCAACAGCCGGACAATGGCTGCCTATGTTGGAGCTACTCAAGAAAAAATGGGGTCTATTGGAAAAATCTCTGCTGAAACAGCTGAGACTTTCGCTAGATTAAACAAAGCAGTTGGACTATCAGAAAATGCAGCAGCCGGCCTTACAGTCCAATCTGATGCTTTTGGTAAAAACCAAAAAGAAAACTATACTACTGCACTACAGACATCCCATCAAGTAAGTCAGCAGTACAAAACACACATAAGTGAAAGAGCTGTATTAGAGGATGTTGGTAAAGCTTCTTCTTATACCCTAGCACAATTTAAAGGATCTACTAAAGCATTAACTGAAGGTGTAGCTAAAGCAAAAGCTTTAGGTATGAGCTTGGAGGTTGTGAACAAAACAGCAGGCAGTCTTCTAAACTTCCAACAATCTATTGAAGATGAATTAGCAGCTGAAGTACTATCAGGAAGACAGTTAAATCTAGAGCAGGCCCGGTACTACGCTTTAACTAATCAGCAGTCAAAGCTGATGGACGAACTCACCACTCAGGTAGGAACCTATAGCGATTTTATGTCTCAAACTGCCTTATCACAAGATGCTCAAGCTAAAGCACTGGGTATGACTTCGACTGAACTCTCTGACATCCTACTTAAAGAGCAGTATAGAAATGCAACTGCTGCCGATATCGCAAACATTTCAGACGAAGATCTAAGAAATAGAGTTGAAACATTAACAGTTCAAGAGAAACTACAACTAGCAATGGATAGATTCTCTGCAACTATGGCTGATTTTGTAGCAGGCCCTCTCGGGCAGTTTTTAACTTCCACAACTGGTATTTATACAATTTTTACACTATTAGCAGGATCGGTAGTCCTAAAACTTATAACAAGCTTTGCAGCGTTAGGAACAGTATTTAAATCATTGAGAGCTGCATCACTCGGTATTGCAATCGGAAAAGCATACGGAGCAGCTATGTCCTCTCCCGCATCTTTTTTAACTGGCGGATTAGCCGGTTTAGCGATAGGCGGTGTTATAGCAGCCGCTATTACAGCTGCTGTGATGGCAGATGATCTTTTCTCAGAAGGAGGATACGGAAAAAGAACCTTAATAACTTCCGAAGGAGCATTTAGATTAAATGACAAAGATAATATTATCGCAACTACTAACCCTATCAATGTAAGTAAAGCAAATGATCTATATAGCGGTCCTGAAAGCTCACTAAAAGCTAATTCAGGAGGTCAACAAATTGCAATCGCTCCTTCAAGTACACGGATTAGTCTATTTATGAATAGTGCCGCAGTCGGAAATGCAGAAGCTATACAGGATTATAGTATAAGCAAAAGACGCGGTGGATTTGGATCTGGAGTAGACTTTAGTGCATCAGTATAACCAGTACCTTTAAGTACCAGGTTAATTTTCTATAACTTCAATATTTATAACAGTAAACATAACTAATATACAATTATGACAACCACCCTACGAAAAAGATTGGAAACTGCTCCTAGCTCGCCTCTTTCATTGACTGGATTAGTACCTGTAACAGCTAACCGGGACCCAAACGTACCTGGCGTAAACGACAGCTACGAAAAAGGAACTTATGATGAGTCTTTGAGACCTGCTGATGCTAAGGCAGCAAGTAGAATCACTCCTTTACCAAAGCGTCCTTAACCGAGTAGGGATGAGTATGCACTTGAATACAGGTGTGTACCTTCCTACTTTATAATTTAATATAAAAGAATGGCTTTAAAAGAACTACTAGCAGACCCTGCTAACTTTAAATACAACTCCCGAAGCTTAAAATTTGGTAACGACAGACCAGGTGGGGGTAGTAGCAAGCAGCCTTACGTTACAACAC